GTTCGTCCATAAAGTCAGCAAAATTTTCCAGGTGGGGGATTAGCCGTTCGATTAAATCCTCACCGATACCCAACAGGGTTTCCTTAACTGTCCCCATCGCACTATCAAATTTGAACTGTGCCGTATCCGCCGTGACTGCGAACGCCTCATCCAACACGCCCGTGTCATCTGCCAACAGTTTGAACACTTCACTGTTGTCCTCAGCAGACGCGCCCATAAGGTCCAACACACCAGACAGGGCACGGATATTACCGAACACTTCAGAGGTCGCCTCAATGTTCCCATCGAACGCATCCGTCAAAGTCTCCAACGTGGCGAACAGGCCCTCTTCTTTAATCTGCTGACGTAGACCCTCCGCAGACAAACCCATTTCCGCCAGAGCGGTCTCAGCCTCATTCGTCGGTTTGGCAATCGTCGCCAAAATCTGACGCAACTGAGTAGACGCAGTAGACGCATCCGTACCCGTCTTAGACATACCAGCAAGCGCGGCACCCACCTGGTCAAACGAAACACCCATGTTCGAAGCGAGCGGGAGGACCTGCCCCATCGCACCCGCTAATTCAGCAGGCTCCAACTTTCCCAGTCGAACAGCCTCAGTCAGAACATCGACAGCCTGAGCACCATCCAAATTAGATTCGCCATAAGCGTTCACCGCCGACGTTGCCAAATCCGCAATCGTCTTAGTGTCACCTAACCCAATCGCGGCACCCTTAAGCGAAGCCTCCAGCACGGTGATAGCAGCGTCACCACGGAGACCAGCCGACGTGATAAAGAACAGGGCATCCGCGGCCTCATTCGCAGACTTACCAAACTCAGGTCCCAACTCACGGGCCTTCGCTGCGAGTTTGTCTAACTCCTCACCACCGACACCAACCAAACCCTCAATCTTCGCAATCGACGATTCAAACTGAGCCGCCTCACGGACACCCGCCACAGCGACAGCAGTAACAGCACCCGCCGCAATCTTCCCAATATCGGCAGCGAAATTGCCAAACGACTGCAACGCGGCACGGGCACGCCGTAACCCCTTGTTATCAAACGAGGAAACAATAGGTAACCGAATAGCCATTAGAAGCCCCGCAATCTCTTACCCAGGCGACGATTCACGCCCGACACATATTTGCCAACAATCTGACCCGCGATCCGAACCATCTCATTCCGACGGTCATAGAACTGTTGGATAACCCAACGGCCCTTCCCATAGTTCGGATACTTGTCCGAAATCCCTTTCACCATATTGTTGCCCCGGAACCCGCGACCCTCACGAGCAGTCTCCAACACACTGAACGCAGAGAATGGACGCGTATCCGTAAACACAATCCGCACAATCGACCTAGTTCCTCGACGACCAGCACGACGCGTGCCCACATCAATCTGGGTACCCGGCAGTTTCCACACAAACGGTGAACGATCCTCCACCGACATTCGCGTTTTTGCAATCCGCTGCGAACGCGACATCCCCGACAACGGGGAACCACCACGAGGAATGTTGCCCTGCAATTCCCTAGCGATAGGACGCATTTCTTTACGAAATTCACGCCGCATCTGATTAAACAAATTGTTATCGGCTTTGCGCAACTCAGTCAGCGCACGGTCAATGTCACGATCGACAGGCAAAATATCGAACGACAGAATCTCATCAGAACCGACGCGAGGCATATGCCCTATTCTACCGGCGCGACTGTTTTTGCCCCCGGCTCACCATGTACCGATAGATCGTCCACAACATCCGTGGTTCCAGGCTCAGCAATTCAGTCGGAGACAAACCCGTCTCCACTGCAATAGTGGCAATAGTCCAGTGAAGGCTAGTGTGTCCTAGCCCGACTATTTTTTTTCTTCAGCCTGCGAAACAATCGAAACAGACTCAGCCCACTTTTCAAACTCATCCTTCGTCTGACCGGCACGTTTCAGCGCGTGCCATGCCAGGAAGAACAAGTGGGTGAGTCGAATATCGTTTTCGAGTCTCACCACAGACAGGTTGAAACGTTCCTCGAACGCAATCAAATCCGCGGCAATACAAGTGACGGTCTCTTTCGAGCCGTCCACAAAATTAACTGTTAGGGCAATAGGTTCCATGCCCTCAGTCTATACAGACTTAGGCAGTTCCGCGAACAATACCCGCCGTGCCAGCAGTCGGCCACGTGACAGACATCGTTGCCAGGTCGCCCACAGAGGAGGCAACAGGCTGAGTCTGCGACACGAGGAAAACGCCAGTGTAGGACGGGTTAGTGGGGGACACCGCACTAGAGGTCGGCTTCACAACCACAGTTGCGAGGCTACCCAGGTTGTCCCACAGGGTTTTGTCCACGGCAGTAGAGGTAACGGTTCCGAAATCCTGGTGGAAGTCGAGAGTGATGGAACCATCCTTCAGCCCACCGATACGGGTGCGGAAGTTAGTCCCCGAGAAACTCGTGGTCTCGATCTCATCCGTTGAAATGTCGAGTGTGACCGCAGCGAGGTGGTCGCTGAAATCGACACCGTTAATGGTTGTGGTTACGTCGGTAGCGACAAACTTTGCCAACTTAGACTCCTAATTCGCTCGAACTACGACCACGAAGGCCGCGGTCAAATAATCTATATCTCCAATACTAACCGAACCAATGTTATTCATTTCGGTTACTACACAGTCGAAGGCGGCACCTCCGAGTGTGCGATCCGACTCCACCGCATTCTTGACAGAGCCGGAACCTGTTTGGACGAAATCGTGGACACGCTGTTGTGCCCGCCGTTCCGTCACCCGTGACACAATCACGGTAATTTCAAAAGTGTAATTAGTGAGACCGCCAACAAACGCCTGGTCATATTCGATAGACGACAGTGAGACGACGGCGGCAGGCATCGTCGGATTATCCGGAATCGTCGCATACGTGCGGATACCGGAAATGTTCGCCAGGTTTGTGGCAATACCCTGCGACATCGCAGTGATATCACTCACGCCATTCTCACCTTCTTGAACGGCATAATCAGATTCTGCACATCCGGATCAATACGGCTCACACGAATCGCACCAATATCCGAGAACCCTGCAATCCCCAACGGGGAGTCGTAACGCTTATAGTGACGCATCGCCAACAGAATCGTGGCCTGTCGTATAGCAGTCGGCACAGACGACCAGCCAAACGTCCCCGTCACCTGAACAGTCGCCTCCTGCGCGTTCACATTCGACGGCTCCCACACAGGAAACAAATATGACCCGATAGCGCGAATCCTCGTGGACGGTGTGACAATCCCGCCCGCCTGACCATTCAACGGCTCCAACTGGTAATCACCCGACGACCAGGTGATATCAAACGCTTCACCATCCGACGATGTTTTCAAAGTAGTCAGCGAAACCAGGTCGTCAATTTCAGTGAGGAACGAATCAGTGGGAACATATGTTCTAACCGCATCCGCATCCTGATAGAACACCCGTTCACAGGCACCATCAATGTCACGAGACGCAGACTCAATCGACAACTCCAACAGGGTGTCATCGATAATGTCCGTGATCCGTAACGCTGCCTTCACGTCGGACAGAGTGCAATAGCCGTTAGTAATAGCCAAAGGAAACCTCCACTGCTAGTTTACCTGAGCCATTCCCCTAACCTACGGGACTCCAGCGACCACGAAAAAGACATATCCATTTCGGCGACCTTCCGACTGTATAGCATTTGATTCCGGTTAAACGTGTCAGCATTCCGCGCCTGAAATCGCGGGTCAGAATGCAGAGTCGAACTGTTGTCATGTCCCGGTGCCACATCGAGACTGAGAATCGGCAAACCCGCTAACTCCACACGGCGTTTGAAATCCGTATCCTCGAAAAACGCGGGATAGAAACGGGCATCAAAAAGCCCCACACGGTCTATGACGGCCTCACCTACTACGAAGGTGTGGAAGTACGGGTAGTGCTGAGACAGCGTGAGAGCGTCTGTGGTGGCCTGTGAGAGCCGTTCTAGGTCGCCTGGTCTGTACCACATATCGTTAGACGCGAAAAACCAACGGTCATCATGAGGGAACGATTTAATACCCAGGTTCCACGAATCCGCCACACCCAGGTTCGACGGCATATGCAACCACGTCATACGATCCACACAATCCGGCTTCGGCGTCTGCCCCCTCGAGTCCGGGTTATTGTCAATCACGAGTAAATGTTTAATTGGATAATCGAGCGAGTCAAACATTCGCTGCAACAGGTCATAACGGTTCAACACGGGGACAGTCAGATTGTTTAACATTTCGTCAAGTAGATTCCCGTCACTCGGAATGTTTCAAACCGTTCCACATTCGGGAACCAGTCCAGGATTTCTTCGTGCGTCCAGTTGTCATGAACATGAATCTCGAACGGGTTGCCCGCGTAGGCACCTTGCGGTAGGTGAATAATCGGGATGGAAAACAAAATCCACTTTGCCTGACTGCGTGCCAACTCGTAAACGCTTAGCGCATTCTCTTTCGTCATGTGTTCCAACACGTCACCGAAAATCACCACATCATAAGTGAAATCCCGCCGGTCTCGAACATCCTCCACAAACACATTGTCGTAAAGATTCGGCAAACCAAACTCTGCCAAATACGGCTCCCACGCCTCTACCGCATCCACTCGTTGCACGCTAGACACCGTTCGAGCAATCTGCCCATAGGCACCCGCCCCCGGTCCCACATCCAACACAGTAACCGGTTCAATCTCAGTAAGCCATTCCGCTGCGACTGCCTTATTATCCGGATCGCTGTACGGCATTCGGTCTCCTCCGGTAGAACGTGTCTGGCAACAGCCTACGCCCGAACCATTCCGGCAGGTGAGTCAAATCCGGCAATTCCTGGAAACGCTCACCCTCCAAATTGTGACCATGCTCCCAACAGTGCGCCAACCGGTCCTCAAGTCCAGGTTGGTTATATTCCTGGTGGGCAAAACCCTTCACTTTCCGAATCAGATAATCCAGGTCGCCCATCGAAGTCAAATGATATCCGCCGTGAATCTTCGGCAAACTATTCCGTGACCATCGCAGCCGGTCAATATCCTGACCCTTCATGTGCTGCCATTCACCACTAATCCCCGTCACCTCATCAAAGTGATACCAATAAAGACTCATGTGATATTTCGGCATTTGCCATGCGTGCAATTCCGGTGACAGTTTGCTCACATCCCAAAACTCATCAGTGTCAAACGACATCACATAATCCGTGTCAGACAAACCCATTTCATTCAGCGTCTCACCCACCATCCGCCTCTGGTGAAAATCATTCGCCCACGCATCACCCGAACCAAAATGTTCAATCTTCACATAATGAATCCGAGGCAACCATTTCTCAAACACGGCCAGATTCTCCTCGAACACATACGGTTTCGGTTGCCCCGCATAATGCCGATTAGACTCCACCACAACAAACTGGTCAGCAGGCAACACCTCAAACCGTGCCCGCAACAAATCCAGTTCGCCGCCGAACGTTACCGCGTCAATCAACAATCTGATCGTGCCTCCACGTTCCCTTATATTTCGTCAGAAACTCATTCTCCAAAACCAGGTTCTCCCGCCCATGATGGACCGCGTGCCGTGTCGCATTCGCATCAGTCAACTCCGGGAATAGAACCGGCACCTCACCGGCCTCACGACAATAAGCCTTAGTCCACCAAATCTCCGCCTCCACAGCCTCACGCTTAGACGCAATCTGCGGAATACCCACCGTCTCCAAAACTTTCCGCTCATATACGCCCAAATAACAGCCGAACGGAACCGGGTCCGACATGAGTGCTACAGAACCGTCAAAAGCCGTTAGACGGTCATACAAGCCCGGAGAGACAATAACGCTATCCTGGACGAATAGGAACCGGTCAAGAATAGTGTTCTCGACAACCCATTTCAGTTTCGCCAATTCATAACCAGGCACTGACACCACTAGGGATTCACCGGGCACCGAAGCGAGACAATCGGCAGCCCACTCGGATCTATCAGGTGATGTGCCTATTACGGTTATCACTGCGCCACTTGAGATTCGTTGTGGAAATCCCCTTCGTGTAGGGAATGTAAATCAGGGAAATGTTGCGTTCGTCCAACCAATCCTGGTCGAACTGCATTTGCGCGTAATAATCTTTGCGTGCCCAATCGGAACCAATCGCAATCACATCGGGTGCCACAGTCTCAATCGTTGGCCGTGAATCCGCACCTGCGAAATTGGGAATCACTTGGTCTACATATCGGCACGATTCCAGAATGGCCTTCCGTTCGTCGAAAGACATGATGGTTGGTTTTTTCTTATATTCAGAGACGAACTCATCCGAGTTCAATGCCACGACGACCTCTCCGATTTCAGCGCACCTGCTCAACAGGTTCACATGACCACTGTGGAACAAATCAAACGTTCCACCCGTGTAGACCTTAAGCATTGAAATATCCCTTCCAGAACGGCATCCATTTATCCCGCCACACCGTCTCCACATCAAACTGTTTCGCAAACTCACGCGCCTCATCATTCACGCCACGATCTGAATCGTGCGCCATTTTCAAGGCATCCACAATCGAACCCAATAGGGGAATCTGATAGAACGCCGCCTGCGTTTCATCCCAGAACGGTTGCCCCGACAGAATCCATGAGGATGGTCCAGCCAAATCCTGCATCGCAGTCCACGATCCGGTAATCACCGGCGTGCCACACGACTGTGCCTCAATCAGCGGAATACCAAACCCTTCTCCCAGGGATGGCATCAACAGGACATCCGAGGCGGTATAAATAGCCGCCATCGTCTCCACCGGATAACCGATACGCAACTGTTCCGAATCCGCCACAGTCACCTTCTCCGGAGGCACCCCACACGCCTTCAACAGACGCGGCAACACAAACCCCCCATAAGCGTTAGACGGCTCCATATGCAGATACAGGTGAGAGTTCGGCTTCTCGTGCAACAGCATGGCAAACGCCATCAAACCCAAATCAATCTGTTTACGGTGGACCACACCATTCGCCTTGTTCGCAGACACCATAGACACGAGGAACGTGTCATCGTCAATTCCCATAAACTTTCGAGTCGGCTCACCGTCAATCTCATATGTGGGTTTATAGACGCTAGTGTCCACGGCGTGTGGAATATAAGTTGATTTAATACCGGCGGCCTCCAACTGTCTCTGACCATGCGGAGACATCGTGACCGCAGTAACATTCGGACGTTTCAAAAACTCCGCCACGGCAGGAGGTAAAGTCACGTGGTCTAACGGCACCCACGAAATAATCGGATCGTCAAACTTCATCTGATTAAACACCCACACGTCATACAGCGTGAACAGGGCGCGTGGTTTGCCCTCGTGTTGTGCCACGAAATGGTTATGCCACATCGGAATCACATCATGCGAATGTTGCGCGAATCCCCGAGGATATGCCGGAACAGTCCCATAACGGGTTTTGATTTTGTCGAACCGACCCTCCAGGCCATAGTTCGCCAACATCGCCACATCCATTTTGTGACGTTTCATACGGTCCAACAGGTAAGTGACCTGGTTACCGTAGCCGGTAGCCGCGCCGTAATAGTTCGACGCTACAGATACTGCCGCGTTTATTTTGTCGAATCCCACACCGACAGTGTAGGGGAAATGAAAGACCCCGGCAGGCTAACCCACCGGGGCCTTTCTGTGACTACCTACTAGGAGGTGGTCAGGTACTTCACGTGCGAGGCGTGAGAGAGGTTTCCGTCGAACCGGTAGGTCCAGCGGTACACGGTCACGTCCTTCTCGAACTGCGCGTCAGTCGAGACCGCGAAGTCAAGACCAGTCGTCGCAATCTTGTAGGACGGCAGGTGACCGAACAGCACCGACTTCACACCGGAACCAACAGCCGACATGGCCGGGTTTTCGAACACGGGGAATCCGAGGATGGAGGTCTCTCCACCAGTCGCCACGTCGAGAACGTAGTTTCCAGCACCATCCTTCAGTTTCCGGATGTCACCCAGAGTCTGAGTGTTCACCATGTATCCAACACCAGGCAGGCGACGGGCAGCGGAATCCAGGCTGTAAGCCAGTCCGATAACGTCGTCCGCGGCGAGCGAGGTTGCCGTCGAAGCAACACCCGAACCAGCGGCGTTCACGATACCAGTTGGCTGAACAGTTCCAGTTCCCGTGGTAGCCAGAGTGTTCACCTGGAAACCAATCGAGTTACCAACTGCGTCCGCGATGGTCGCCTCAAGGTCGAAGCCCTGGTCAGCGATCAGTTCGTTAGCAATCGGCACCAGACCGGCCTGCTTGTACGGGGACAGCAGGAGGCTGGAGAACGTCGGCTCAGCGTCGGAAATGGTCGAACCGGCGGCAACCTGTCCGGCAGTACCGTAAGCGGTCAGCACGGGGATACGGAGGCTTTCACCACTGTCGCGGGTGATAACTTCCGAGGTCTCCAGCATGGGTCCAACGGCACGGGCCAGCGAGTACACGCGGTCCAGGAACGAAATCGGAACAGTGTTCACGGAGGGAACGAGAGTGGCACGAGTCTCCGGTGCGAAACGGTATCCACGGATTTCACCGCGGGCCATTGCACGGAAAATGTCACGCTCTTCGTTTTCAGCGGGGAGGGCAACTTCACGGGTAGCCTCAGCAACCTCGTTAGCGCGGGCCTCAGTCCGCTCGGCGGTAGCAATCATCTCGTCAGCGGCACGGATGGCCTCTTCGAGTTTGTTTACCTTTTCAATCTCTTCACCGGAGAGTCCACGCTCCTCAGCCTCACATGCGTCCAAAACGGACCGCACCTGCATGATGAGGTTAGCGCGCTGCTCCTTCTGATTTGACAGGAACGACACTTGAATGTCCTTTCACATTATTTTCAAAATGGATAACGGTGGCGATAACGCTCAACCTGGCAGGCGCGGTGACGCACACTACTAATAACTATTCTAGATAACGGTGTGTCGTGGAGTCGTGGAGATTCGAACTCCAGTCCCAACAGGATCTGCAGGCAGTGTTTCCCGCTGGTCGAAACCTATCCGACCCCTACCTAATACTACGGCGCGGGCCTCGTTTAATCGTTCGCACAACCGCAGTGACCACCACAATCGCAACCGCGACAGCAATCACTGACACAGCCAGCGCAACAACCCAACCCAGAAAATCCCACGGACTCACCTGGTCTCCTCCGCACGGATAACACGAGTCACCTTCGACTCACGCGATTCCTGCTCAGACAAAATATGCCACGCCAAATTTTCAGCCTGCTCCATAGTCAAACCCGCGTCTGACTTGAAAATAGTCCGAGCAAGCGTGAGGAAGTCCATTAGAACTCGTCCATCAACAGTTTCAGTTTCGCCTTCTTCAACGCCAAAATGTCAGCCGACTTATCCTCAGTCTCCTCAACACGAGGCGACAATTCAGACAATACCGCCTCCACAACAGTACGGTCAGCCTCAGACAAATCCTGACCAGACTCCATCTTCAACAAGGCGTCAGCCAACGAATCAGCATCCACCGAAGCGCGCTGAGCAACCAACTCGAGGTCACGGACAATCGCCGTCCCATTCGTTGCAGGATACGCCGGGAATGCCACCAAAGACACCTCGTGTAGTCTCACAACCTCGAGTGTACGCTCAGTGCCATCAGAGTTCCAACTGTCCCCGCCACGGGCAGGCATCGAAAAACCGAAGGAAAAACCGGACACATCGCCACGAGACACCAGTTCACGCACGTCCCGTCCCAGAGTCGTGTTAGGCAATTCAGCCGACACGCGCAACCCACGGTCATCCTCAGTCAAAGTGAGAGTGCCCGCACGGGTAGAACCCAACACGGCCCCCGTGTCGTGATTCCACAGAAACTTAATATCATTCCTGGACCGTAACGATCCACGGAACGCACCCGGTTTAATCGTCTCAGTAAACCCACCCAGGTTCTCAGACCGGCTGTTGAAAATCGCCGCATACCCCTCCAGGCGCATCCCATCGCCGTCCTCACGCAACTCCAGCGTGGTCTCGACAATACGAGTTTCCATTTTCTTCACAGCCTCACCCTTCGCACGACCCTCATTCTCTTCCTCAATTCTACGAACCACCTCGCGGGCATATTCGAGCGCACGGTTAGCCTGCCGTTTCGTCACACCGCCACCCCACAACGCCATCGCCACAACACCAGGCGACGGATAATCCGGATGGTCTGAATCCGCAGCAGGCGCATCCAAGTCGTCCAAATGGCGGGCAATCCACGCGGCCAGCCTCACCCACTTATCCGCCGTCACATTACCCTCAGACATCGCCACAGCCTCACGGACAGTCCTATCAACTAGGCCATCCCCCGACAGGCCCTCACGGTGCCACTCAAGACCCCTACGGGCACTCGCACGCATGTAGGCGGGCGGCGACAAATCAACCTGTCGCCGTTCACGGTCATCCTCCATCGGCAACGGGTCAATCTTCGTCAAAGTCGAAAACCGGTGCCCCACGAGAGTGCCAGACGGTTCCCAATAAACCCGACCCTCATCATCCTCATCAGGTCGCCACACTTGAATCAACGCCGCCGGGTCATCCTCCGACCCATTGACAACAAAATCAGAATCAGGAATATCCAACCGACCATCACGGACAATCTGCTCAATCGTCCCCCGCGCCATACCGCCACTGGAATCCCACTCAACAAAATCACCCAATTCGAGTTCGTCCGGCTCAGCCCGATACTGATTACCCGTAGCGGCCACATACGCCTGGTGAGTCGAACACGGCATCCACACAGTGTTTCCATCCATGTCCATAGAATGCGTGCCCTCACAGCCAATCTGGTCCGCACGATCCGCAGCCTCAGCCTCAGTCGTAAACACGTCCGGTGCAACCATCGCCCGTTCACCCAGATATTCAGAATCCTCAGCGAGTGCAATCGCCAACGCCTGATCAATCGCCTCCTGCTTACTAGTGTGGCAACCCATCACTTCACCATCATCTTTAATCGTCGCCCACCCAGAGCAACCCTCAGCAGAATCAGAAATGTAATAAGGCATTACAACTCCTGCCAAATGACGTGTAACGTTTTCGTGCCAGCATCAGTCACGGCCCACAATTCATTGCCCGGAAACACAATCATGTTGTAAGTATCCGCATTATCAATATGCGCACCCGTGGTCGTAGTCACTCCTGAACCGCCACCAAACCAAATGTATTCGTTTGACGACTTTTCACCGTTGTGCAAAATCACGTGTTGTGGGTTACTGTGCTGGTCCAAAACCTGGACGACGGCAGTACCCACAGTCACCTGCGCGGTCTGCAACGCCATTAGCCGTTCACCTCATCCTTATACGCCGCATCCGGGTCCTCCGGGTCCACCTGAGCAACACCCTGCAACTGGACCGACGGCAAACCAGTGTGACCAATCTCCGGCAAACCAAGCGCAGACATCACCTGATCCGGACGGAACCCAACCATCACCAGAGACTGAGCCATCTTCACCAATTCACCCTGAGCGCGAATACTCGCCTCATCAATACCAACATTCGCCAACGGCACACGAGGCGTATCCGCCGCCTCATCATCAACCGAACGCAGGTCCTCCCACTTACGCACATCGTTCACCGACAGCCATCCAGACTGGAGGCCAGTGCTATACGCTGCGGCCCGCGTCTGCAAATCAGCGCGGAGCAGTGCCTCAAACGTGAACCGAACATAGGCGGTCTCTCCACCGGCATACCGTGGCATAAGCGAAGTGAGGGCAGTCTCGATTTTGGTAGCCAACGGGCGCAGTGTGGACGAAATAAACTGCCGGTTCGATTCCTCAACAGACGCATACGAGGTCGTCCCCGGAATACCCATCAAATGGTTAGGCACACCAAACGCACGCGCCACATCCTCCACAGCGAGCCTGCGAGCCTCAATCGCCTGCGACTTCTCCGGATCGAACTGGGTCGGCTTAAACTGCGCCCCACCCGACAGCACGCCCGTCTTGTGACCCTTACGCCATCCACGGTGACGCGCATCAAACGCATCCGCCAAATCCTTAGCCTGGTCACCCGTCAAATTTCCAGGGAACTCGATAATCCCGTTCATGGTCGTACCAGTACCGAACACAGTGGCACTGAAATTCCGGAGCGCGATAGCAAGACCGAAATCTTCCTTCATCATTTTCACGCGGGACAAACCACGAACCGCACCCGGCTGAATCACATCCGGAATATACAAAACCTCATCCTGCGAGAGTTGCCGTT